CTAACTCTCCATTACCTAAATTGATAGCCACCCTCTATTGATTGCTGATTGGCCATATTGCAGTTATATCACTTCCTGGATTTAAGTATTCAGGATATGTTTCACTATTCGCAGTAAGATAATTAATTGTTCGTTCAGCATACCATTCTGCGTAACCTTGATAATATTTGCTAATACTTTGTAATTCAGCGAATGTAGGTTGCTCACTATTCTCACTTGTTTTCTTTAATACTCCTTTATTTACGAATTTATATTGCATAGCCATTGGCAACTCACCTAATACATAATTGAACAATGTGTCAGTCAAATAACTATCCAATAATGTTTTGTATTTAGCATTACCAACCAAAGTAATATCGCCTGTGCTAATCAAATCTAAAATCTTATTGTATAACGCACTACCAACCAAAGGATGAATGTATCTATCCTGTGTCATTTTGATAATTTGCGTAAGATTTTTAAGGTCTATATTATTTGAAGCAATCGTAAAATCTTTAAAAGATTGCTCACTAATCATTAAAATATTTGCACTCATCGTGAAGTTTTTTCAATTACAACATTTCGTTTCCATTCGTGTCTGCAATATGGAGTTGTTACACCTGTATCTGGGTTTGTGTACCATCCACCGCATAATTGAAACACAGAATATCCTAATTGGTCGCTGATATTTTGTATTTCCTCTCTTGTAAAATATAACTTACCACCATAAAGTTTTTGACACAATGGTCGGCTCTGTGATAATGGCTTCGGTACATTAGGTCTTTCCTCATAACTATATAAAATCTTGTACGAAGTGATAGGAGTTAATTTCCTAATCGCTGAATCACCAATTTTAGTTACTGACCTTGTAATTGTACCATCCCTGCTAATTTTTTCTTTAATAACCCCATCATCTAACAAAGTATTCAACCTGTCTGTTACAACACTTTTGCTTACACCTGCCTTTTTTGCAATATCTTCTATTGTTGCGTTTGGATTACCCTTGATAGCAGCCACAATGTTTTCCTGTACTGCGTTCAATGTATATTCAGCAAAATCTTGGTTTCTAGTGAACTCACCCATATCGCTAAAAAACATTCTGTCTTGTTGTAATTGGATATAGTTTTCTTGTGGTAAACCTTTGCCTTCAAATAATGCTAGTATTTCGTGGTCATTTTTAGTATGGCTACATGAAATCGCCATAGTTTCTGTTGGAACAGGTGTAACAACCGCTTGTTCTTGTACTTGTGGAGTTAATCCAACTAAACTTCTTAACTCATCTTGATTCATATTTTCTAACACTTTTTGTAATAGTGTAGGATTCAATGAATTAAGTGAATTAATTAAGTTTTGACTAGAATCATTTTCTTGTTTTTCAATCATTGGTAAACTTAACTTCTCTCTAATTTCATCCTGTGTCATATTTTGACTAATGATAGCCTCACCGAATTGGAATGAAATAGGTTCAGTTTTGTTTAAAAGCATTTCAGCCGTAATATCATTGAAAGAATATAGATAGTTGATAACTTGTTCTATCTCCTTTTGCTTGGCATTGATGTATGTATTTTGAAATAACTCACTAGCCTCACGTAATTCTGCCCGTCCACCTAATTGGCCTTCTGTTTTGATACCAAATAGCATAGGACTTGTAACCTTATGACCGCTAAATATCTCCTGTTGCACACTTTTGTTCAATAGGTCAAAGTGCTTGTCAAGTTCAGTACCGCTTAAATCAATTATAGATGGCTCATTTTCCTTGCTATCGTTGAAGGCTAACATAAACTTACCCGCATTCTTTGAGCCGCTAAATTTGTCTTTAAATAGTTTTTCAATCCTGTTTTCTTCTTCCTCACTAACCCTACCACCATTAAGGTTTATAAGTTTAGAACTGAACATCCCATTGTTGATACTATTCAAGTGGTATTCGCCTATACAAATATCAAGTTCTATATAAGAAATAGCACCACGATAGTCAGGAAGCGAATAAATATTACAACCTGCTCTATATTCCTTGAAATATAAAATTTGACTGCCTTTTCTATTGTTTTCATCAAACTTTGGATATTCTAGATAGTTCGGTCTAGGGTTCACCTGTCCGTTTTTAATCCAATCATCAGCCACAAAATATGAATTGTTGATAGAATTAGTTCTAACCTTGTAATAATCCAAATGATATAGTTCAGCAATCTCTCCTGTCCCTTTGCTCCAAATAACTTGTAAGTAGTAACCACCGAATATTGATAAGTCAGTAGCCATTTTTTTTGTCAAATCAGTTAGGCTTTCCCCTTTGGTATTAACCTTATCAACAACAGAATAGGCTTTCGCCTTTGCCATTTCATCTTCGGACTTAACTTCCCATCCATTACCGCAGATATAATCCACCTTGCCTGTAATGATTGCATTGTGTTTAGCACTATTGTTGTATAAACGCAATAAATAATCGGGATAATCGTTTTTTTCTCCGTAATAAATCCAATCCTTGCCCTTCACTTCTTTATAAACTGGCAATGGCACTTGGTCAAACTTTAAGAATTTAATCATACTGTATATGTTTTATATGAGCCATTATACCCATTGTATCTAATGACATCTGTATCACTTAAATTGGTATCTACTAATTCAAATTTACCTGTTGCTATAATCGTTGCACCGCTTCCTGCTTGTGTAACATAATATCTCCAAAACCCTATTGTCTTTGTATTGAACGCAGTATTCAATACTTGGAACTTTGAATATCTTGTTTTAAAGGCACTAACATCTGTCAAAGTTAAACTGACCTGTTCGTTAGTCACTTCGTTTACAAATAATATGGTATAGGAATCACTTGAAGTTAATCTTTTGTCCTGTAAACTCAAATATATGTACCCTGTAACATTTTTTGTAAGTCTAATCATAATAGTAAATATAATAAATAAGTACTTGTATAAAAAAAGGCACCCAAAAGAGTGCCTAATTTCAAAAAACCATATGTAAACAAACCAAATCCTAAACAATAGGTATAACCGCAGTTACTTTCGGTGCTAATTCTTTCTCATTTCCTGTGAAAGTTAGTGTATAACCACTTCTATCACCGAATGCAGTACCTGTCGCACTACCGCCACCTGTCAAATCCAAACCATACGCAACTCCCAAGAACCAATTATCTCCGTTGTTATCTGTTGCGATTACTGCTAATCTATTTTTAGCCAAAAGCAAGATTTCATTTCTAGTGTTTACTTGCAATTTATTTAGAATTACTTCTAATGTTTGAGTGTAGAATACTGTACCATTCTGTACATTGGTATTTACTGCTTCTGCAAAGTTAGAACTTTCTTTTACAAGTTCATATTTGTAGAATTTTTTTCCTTGGTCCATAGTCAAAGTAGTAACTACACCACTCGCCTGAGTGACAGTCGCTAAATCTTCCCATGGAGCGAAGTAAACGGCAGTTAAACCTCCTACGCTATCTTTACAATCAAGGGTGTAACCTTGTGTTAATGCACATGCCATATTGATAAATTTATTTAGTTAAAGGGTGGAGTATTACCCCCACCCATATTTTTTTCTATTAAGATGCTTTCTTCCAGAAAACAATCTCATCTGTGAATGCTACTTGGCAACCTAATTTGAATTCTACTACGAATCTCATTTCGTCTGCCTCTTTTGCATAGAACAACTCAAATTTATCTTGCTCATTCAACATATCTGTACCCAAGTACATGTTGCTCATACAGATACCAACCATATAGTCAGTTCCGTTCAAACCATTCACACCAATCAATTTGATGTTTGTACCTGCAATTACAATCTCCATATTTGCAGCATCAACAGAGTAGTGGAACAAGTTAGCCTCACGAAGTGCTACTACATATTCGCGGAATGTGTCGTTACCACAGAAGATAACAAAATCATCTTTATCCAAAAGAGCAGCAGGGATTGATAAGAAGATGTCATCAAGTGCAGTTCTAACATTTGATTTAGTCAAAGTAGTCAAAGCACTTACGTTTCCGTTGATTGGGTCGCCCGCACCACCGAAACCAAGAGCATTGATAATAGTTGCAAAACCATTGAATTTGTTCAATTGACCATTAACACTAGTCGTGTCGCCTTGCCAAATCGCAGTTTCAAGAGCCGCACCAATTCTTTGAACTTTTTGATTAGTGAAATCAGTTGCGTATGCCATATAATCATAAGTAGAACCAACTCTTAAAGCCTTTTGAGTATACTTCGCTTCAAAAGTTTTAGGGCAGATAGCCTCTTGTACTTTGATTTTACCTACTGTAATTTGTCTTTGTGTGATAGTAGTTGTACCACTAGCATTAAATCCGCAAGTTCCACCCGCTTGGAATACCGCATCGGTAGTCAATACGTTGATAGTTTCTGCTGATTTGATACCTACTTGTACATTACCTTTCGCTTCAATCAAAGAAGCAGTTTTCGCACTGAAAATAGCAGCCGCAGTTAGTTGCTGGGCATTTTCTTCTACGTAGTTCGTAAGTGCTGTTAAATCTAATGCCATATTATTTTGTTTTTAAATTTTGAAATACTTGTTGTAATTTATTAAATTGTTGTTGTTTAGCGTCTTTAACTTCTTTATAAAAAGTATTAGGCTTTTGAATTGGGTCAGCCGATGGTTCAGTTGCCAAAGTTTCCAAAACTTGTGCAGACAATTTGATTGCCTCACTCATTTTTTCTTCTTTATTACCCATTTCCTCTAATTTTTTAGCCATTTCCTCAACTTTCTTTTCAAGTGCTGCATATTTTTCTTCCATAGCAGACATTTGCTCGTCAATCTTTGGCTTTTCATCTTCGGCAGGAGCATCTTCTTTTGCAGCCTCAACCTCAACTTCTACTTTTGGTTCGCTTTCAGCCTTTTTAACTTCTGCGATTTTACCTTCTTCAACCACAACGATTACCTCGCCTGATTCAAGTTTGTGTTCGCCAACAGGTGCAGGCATATTCGCCCCATCTTGACCAACTACATAGATTTCGCCACTCTCTAAATCGTATTTGACAGCAGTTCCATCTTCCAATTTGCCATCTGTTAAGGCAAACTTTTCTTTACTATTCTCTGTGAATAGCAAGTTTTTGATTTCTTGTAATGCTTCTTTTGCGTTCATAATTGTAAATATTAAATTTTAATTAGTGTTCAATTTGTGATAAAATATTTATGATTTTAGACATCATAATTTCTTCTTCTGTTATTGTTTCATTTGTTTTTTCGTATCTAAACATTCCCTCAACACTAAATCCTTTGAATGTACCTTCCTTAACCATTTCCCAAATCTTTTCATTATCTACCTTGAAAGTACCAAACCAACTGCCATCAGCCACATCTTCAAATCCCTTTGGTGGCATAACACCTTTTTCTCTATCAATGATATAACTTTCGTACATATACACTCCCTCAACGGGTTTGCTATGCTCCAAATTAACTTTACCTTGATAGCCTTTCTTAAAAAACCTTTGTACAATCTTCATTATTTCTTCCGCACTAAATACAACATAGTATTCAGCATCCTCATCCCTACGATATATAGGTAAATCTGCAATCATCAATGGACCTGTAACAATCTTTTGTTCCTCATCTTGTATAGCGAACCTATTATGAATGCTATTTTCTTGTAATTCTCCTAATTGTCTTAACTTATTTCTGCTCCAACCCAATGCAGCCTTACCACCCCATGCATCATACATCAACTTACCACATCCATCACCATAACTTTTAGATGAATTCAAGTCTGCTTCGTGTCTGCTCAAATAAGAATACATCCTTTTGATAGTTTCTAGGGATATGGCTTCGCCACTAGCGAGTTGATTTGCTCTTTGTTTCCCAACAGGAGTACCGCAAGAACCCCATCCATTCTTTTCTGCATACTCTAAAACCCTTTTTGCGTTATTCTTAACACCATCTGGATAGTCAGCGTATGATTCAAAATCTTCTTTATCTTCGTTAAATGCTATAAAATTTTTCTGTATAGCAGGATATTCCACCAATGCTACGTAATCAACTTCTTCCTCACCCTCAATAGTGTCGGAAATACGCATTTTATATATAGGTAATTTCACTTTCATAGTTATAAATATTAAAATCCTGCCCTACGTTCAATATCGGCTACCCTTCTTTGTGTTCCTGTTACCTCACTTTCTACTACAAATGCCCTAATTGGCTTTTGATTCTGCATTACATTGGCTATTGCCGTTACAGGACTGCTTCCCAAAGTCGGTACTGCTGATGCCGTTGCAGGTGCAGTTGTGCTTATACTAGGTGCTGATGCTCCACCACCGCTCGGAACTTTTGTTTTGGCTATTTCACGAATAGATTTGATACCACTAGCGATAATTACACCTGCTTGTGCTATACGGATAATAGTTGCCAATGGTTCGGGAGCGGGAACTTTACTATTCAAAGCCTGTGTCGCACCTGTGTATGTGTTAATTGTCGCAGCCGCAATCGCCAAACCTTTACCTGCTGCCGTATCTTTCCCTGCTAGGTCAGACATAGAACTTAAAATACCTGCTACTTGTTGAGCAACTTGCATTTTAGCCTGTACACTAGCCTCATCTATCTTTTTTTGTTCCTCTGCATTTGCACGTAAGAAATTGGTATATTCTGTTTGGCTCATTCTACCATTTTCAAACTCTGTTTTTGCTAGTGCTAATTTTTTAGCGGCTAAATCCTTTTGTATATTGAACTGAAATTCAGATTGTTTCATTTGATAATCCAAATCAGCCACATCTTGATTGAATTTTTGTGCCTTTCTTTGATTTTCAAGTGTATCTAACTCTAAATTTTCTTTTTCTTGTAGTGCTTTTTTAAGTGCTAACTTCTGTTCAGCCGTATATTTTTCGTTAGCATCAATATCTGCATATTGTTGTTGGTAGTTAGCCAATAATTCTTGCTTCGCCCTTTCGTTTTCATCCTTTATAGCGGACAATCTAGCCTCTGTTCGTGCCTTATTTAACTCCTTATCAAATGCTAATTGCTTTTCTGCTTCTTCTTTTGCATATTTTTCACGAATATCAGACAATTCTTTTTGTCTTGCGGCTTCTAAACTACCATCATCTTTAACACCTGCCTCTTTTAATTTCTTAAATTTCTCTTTATACGCTTCCTCAACTGCTGCTTCCTCTTGTTTTTGCTTTTCTAAAAGTTTATTTTTAGCCTCTTGCAGTATTTTTTGTGCCTCTAATTCTTTGGCATCTTGTTTTTCTTTATCTGCTTTCGTTTTATCTGCCGCAGTTTTATCAATTCCTTGTATTGCTAATTGAAATCCTGCTTTTTTTTCTTTCAGTTTATTCAAAGTTGTTTCTGCTTCCTTAATTGTAGCATCGCCTTCTTTCGCCGTTTCGGCAGGGTCAAATACCATTTTCGCTAATCCACCTGTAAAGCCTTCTGCTAGTCCAAAGTTCTTCCCTAATGCCTTACCAACTTGGTCAATCATTGTTAATACGGCAACCAAAGGTGCTGATAAGAAGGTAATAATACCTTGTAATATCTCTTTGTTTCTTTGTGCTGCTTTTACCTGTGCATCTTTTGTCGCTTTTGCATTAGCAAGGTTGATTTCAGCAGCCTTAATCGCCTCATCACTTTGTTTTATCTTGATATTTAGAATATCCTTTTCACTTTTACCTTGCAGTTTAAGTTGATTAGATTGCCCATCTATCGCATCTAATTTATCTTCCTGTGTTTTTAAGTTTTCTTTGGAACTTTCATTTAGTTTTTTCTGTTCCTTACTAACACCGCCTACTGCTGCCTTAATATCATCCCAATAGGCTACTAATAAACCAACGGCAACAACTAATGCACCTATCCCCGTAGAGATAAGTGCTTTCTTAAATCCTTCCGCACCTGCGGTAAGTCCTTTGAAAGAAATTTTTAGTTGTTCGCCTACTTTTCCAATGTCTTTTAATTGAGAAAGACCTTGTGATAATGCCATAGCACCCTGTACCTTTTGCAAAGTTTTGGCCACATCATCACTTTGACTGCCAAACAATGCCATAGCACCTGATACCGCAGAAATACCTGCCGCAGCAGTACTCGCTGCCGTAGTTAATGCTTGAAAACGCTTTCCGGGGTCAAACAATGCTGCTTGTTCTCCTGCTGCTTCTATCTCATCTTTGATAGCAGCAACTTTTTCGGCAGCCTGTATCGCTTCCGTAC